ATGGATACACAAGTGGTAGAGCGTGAGCGCAGATTGTCGTGGGGGGCAGGCCCGCCAAGAGCGCCGGATGACTTAAGCGAAACAGACATAAGTCTTGAGGACTTAGATTTGCTGTTTATGTAGGTGAGTTATGGTTGCGGGGTATGGTGGCGTAGGCAACTTTATTGAAGATGCCATGGCGAGAGATGCAGAAGAGCGAGAGCGTCGTAGAAGAACAAATTTAGGCCTTCCATCTCCAGAAGAAGAGCTGCTTCAAAATCAATTAAACGTTGCACGAAATGCATACGACCCCAGCCTTCCTGACCAAGGTATGAGCGCTGCCTTCAGCAACATGACTCAACAAGAGGTCAATGCTCTTTACCCCGCCGCGCAGGGATTTCGGAGAGACCCAACGGTGGTTCCAGAGAAGCCAGTCACTCCAAAGCAGCGAAGCATTGTAAAAGGCTTGTTTGAAGACGTGCTTCCTTCTGTGTTGGCTGGCGCCGTCGACGCCACCTTGTTTGGTGGATTGCCTGTTGCGAGTGCTGCAACTCAAGCCGTTAAAGGTGATAAAAAAGGCGCGGCAACGACGTTGGCCACGGGTGGAGCGAAAAAGGCGGTAGACGCAGGTGTCGAGGCTGTTAAGGGGGCTAAGGTTGTAAAAAAAGCCGTTGATTCTGCTGATGTTTCTATGCCAGAAAAGACAGCCGAACAAATTGTTTCTGAGAGAATTTCTACTGCGCCAAATGTTAGTGAAGAGGTAAGAAGACAACTTGCTGAAGATCGTTTTGAGTTGTCCGCTAAACAAAGAAGGGAATTGCTTAAGGATTTATCTCCCGCAGAAGTTAAGGAAGAGTTAGCCTTTAAAAAAGCATCTACTTTAATGCAATCTCCTGATTTGACTAGACAAATGATTAGAAGAGGGGCTTTGGGGGAGGGGACCAAAAGAAATTTGGCTGCTTTTGGAAGGTCCGCTTTAGATGAGTTTGATAAAATGGGAGCTGGTGATGTGGAATCATCAACCATGCTTTTGGATTCAGGTTTTGGTAAAGGCAGAGTAAGTCCTTTTACCGGAAGGATTACATACGGAGATCCAGAGGCAAGAGCCTTTTATCAGGAGTTAGCCGCTCTTGACAGCGGTCCTGCTGCTGTAGACCCTGTTGTCGAAAGGCTGGGCGGAGGACCTGCGATAGGCATAAGCGAGGATGTAATGGCGCAAGCCGTTTCTCCAGGGCGAATTCAAATGCCATCTCCTGTGTTTATACCGGAGCCAAGTTTGGACGCTCCAACAATGGAGCAGTTTAACGCTCAAGAATTAGCTAGGCAGCAGCTCGCTGAAGATCGTCAATCACAAGCTGTTTTGGGTCAAATGCAAAAATTAGCTGAACAGGCAACACAAGCTGAAAGCAGGCTGATGGGCCAAGGGGGAGGTGCTGCACCTGTTTCTAGTGGCATTGGTGAGTACGATAATGTGTATGGTCAACAGTTAGCGGCATCTAACCCGAATAATGTGCAGGGCAATATGTTGAGCCAGGCTGCAAGCGCTGCCGCGCCTCCGCCCCCAACCAGAGGTATGAGTCAAGACGAGGCTATTCTTAGATTTAGCAACATAACTCCCGGAGAATTAAGTGCTATTAGGCAGCAACAGCAGGTAATTCCATTGGAAGGTATGACGGTGACTGCGTCTCCGCCTCCAACTAGGATGATGGGAGCGGATGAGGCTATTACTAGATTTAGCAACATAACTCCCGAAGAGTTGAATGCAATTAGACAACAGCAACAAGTTATTCCGCTAGAAGGCATGACGGTGACTGCGTCTCCGCCTGCACAAGTTAATCAACTTTCACCCTTAAATCTTACTGAAGATGTTTTTTCTTCAGAGCCCTATGCGCCCAGGCCTGAACGCATGCTGCCGGCCATGACTCCGCAAGACTTCATAAGGACTATACCGACAGAACTTGAGGGCATGACGGTAACTCCTTTTGAGACACGTTTGCCTCAAGAAGAATTAAGGTCTGGTAGGTTTGGAGAAGAAAGAGGAATGCCAATGCAGTCCAACATGGTTGTCCCCGGACAAGTGACTGACAACATTGACGTAAGACCTCCTTTGATGAACTTAAGCGAAATGGCGGGTCCAAGGCCAATTCAAGCAGATCCTCAGTTTTTACAAGCTGTTGAAAATCGCTTGGCCGAACTTGGTTTAATGCCCGGAACTGATGATTATAATCTTTTAAAAGCTCACTTTTTAAGCACGGGCGGTTAATTAAATGGCGTATACATACGGAAGATCGCAAAACGACAAGGTTGAGAAGATTAGGAAAGAGTATCTTCTTCGTCGACGAAAAATGCGAATGCGCCATCTTGAGTGGCTAGAGACTCTTTATGCGGTAAATGGTCAAGACGATAAAATGCTGCGTGGTGACCAGCTGATTGATATTTCTAAGATTCGCTCTGAAGAAGTGGATGGCGTTAGAGTAAGCCATAATTACATGTTCCAGTCTCTTCGTACAATGCTGGCTAATGCTATGCAGAATGCGCCGCAACCTGTTGTTACAATGGGTCGGCCAGGTAGAGACAGTAGGCAAATGGCAAGGGCTTGCGAGCGGCTATTGTCTTACTTTTACCATGACAAGCATTATGACGACTCCATAAAGACTTGTTTGTCGTGGACGTTTACATGTGGAATTGGATTTCTTGGTGCGATGTGGGACATGGGAGCAAAAGACCCTGAGTATGTTCCTAGAACTGATGCCAACGGAAACATTGTTTACAAAAGTAAAAAACAAGTAATGACTGGAGATGACGGGCAAATGAAATTGAGCCCGTTTGGCACTCCTCTTACTGAAGAGGTTTTGGTTCCGCAGGGAGATTACGAGCTCCTTGGCGATGTAAAATATTTTGCACCAAGCCCGTTTGATGTGTTTCCAGAACAGGTTCGTAGATGGCCTGATGTAAAAAATGTAGTGATAAGGTCTTACATGTCTGTGGACGCTCTTAAAGAGTTGTTTGGGGACAAGGCAAAAGATCTTCACCCCGATGTTTCTACTGATGACTTTATTAACTTTGATGATTACGACAGTTATCGAGATAGAGGCACTTCGGAAAAGTTGGTTTTGGTTCTTTCGTACTACGAGCGCCCGTCGTTAGAGCACCCTGAAGGTAAGTATTGCATTATTGCAAACGATCAAATCCTTCTAGAGGAAGATTTGCCTGGTAAGCGTCTTCCCATTTTCCCTGTTTATGATCATGAATCTCCATCACACCTATGGGGAGAATGTGCTCTAAAGCAGGCTGTTCAGGTCCAAAGAGACTTGAATGCTGCTGAGAGCGATCTTAAAACAGATCGTCGGATGCATGCACACCCACGGTTGGTGGCCCAACAAGGCTCACTGGTTAAGGGTGTTACTCGTGTTCCGAACGTACCAGGGGCAGTCATGGAGGTGCGTCCTGATGCAAAGTTCGCACCGCAGTTCCTGACTGCCCCGCCTTTACCTTCCTGGGTAGAGAGGGCTCCAGATAGACTTAAGCGCGTAATGGATGACATTACTGGTACGCACGGAGTCATGAAGGGTGACCAAAAAGGCATTATGTCTGGTCGCCAGGCTTCTGTAATTATGGCTGCTGACAGGGCAAAATGGGGTCCAACCATTAAAAGCCTAGCAATAGCAGTTGAGTATACTTCTGAGTTAGCGCTTTATCTCTGGAAGCTTTACGGACCTCAACAAGAAACTATTGATGTGTATGGTCCTATCGGGACTCCTACAGACATTATGGTTTTTTACCGAGACTACCTTCCGGACAATGTTCGCGTAAGAATTGAGTCATCTCAGCTCATGCCGTATAACGAAGAGATTCGTCGTCAGCAAATCAACGAAGCTTGGCAAATTGGCGCCATTCCAGATATAAACATGTTTTGGAAATTGCAGCGGCACGGAGAGATGGGTCGTTTGCTAGGTAATGATGAGCCCAGTCGTGCTCGAGCAAGGTTTGAGAATGACATGCTTGATCGTGGGCAGATGATGAATGTTGAGCAGCATGAAGAGCATCCTGTTCACATTGATGAGCATTTAGAGAGAATGCGTGACCCAAGTTGGTACATGATTTCTCCTCAGGCGCAACAAGCGTACAGAATGCACGTTGCAAAGCATCAAGCTTTGATGCAGAATGTGCAAAATCCTGTTTTAGCAGGCAAGTCCCAAATGCCCGATTTGGTTGGAGAAAACTTACCTCCGACCATGAATCAGGCGCAAGGGGCAGGCACCGACCCCGGTGTTAATGCAGGACAAGAAATAAAAATGGGCGGGGTTTAGGAGGTAGTTATGAGTGATGAGCAAAACAATGCACCAGATGTTTCAGCAGATGCTTCGGTGGCATCTACTTCGCCAGACGTGGCGGCAATGCAGGCACAGATGGAGCAAATGCAGCAGCAGGTTCAAGCAATGCAATCCATGCATCAGCAGTCAATGCAGAACATGATGTCCGTTATGAGCCAGCAGCGACAGCAGCCCCATTGGGATGCCACTCCTACCTCCCCCCCGACCCCAAATTTTCTGCAAGGATTGGATGAGGATGATCCCTATTTTCAAAATTTTAAGGCTTTGGCTCAAGAATATGGTGGGGAAAATGA